AAACTTTTGTATCACAATGCAGGAGATTTACCATTGATTATTGAGACAGTTAAAGATGGCGTAGCAGATAACACTGCAGCGTTGAAGTTTGTATATAGGTTAGTTTCTCATATAGAGAGAACTGACGAAGCAGATCGTAAACATTTAGTACCCAACCAAGGATTTTACAACGATATAATAAGAAGTGTAGAATTAGAAAGAGAACCAGTAATACCAACACCAGAACGAATAGTTATGACAGATGAGGAATTTGTAGATGCTGTAGAGCATACCAATGAAGATACCCGTAGATTTGTAGCCCAGGGATGGGCAGATGCTTTACTCATACCTTTGGTAGACAGTTATGATTACATAGCTAGTGTTATACACGAAGCTATGGAATTTTTAACCATAGAAGCCAAGAAGATATGGGAAGTTTTTACCAATATTATAGTAGATAGCCAAGCCGGTAGTACGGTGAGAGACATAGTTTTTAAGTACAAGTATAGTTTAAGTACAGCTTTAGCAGGCGGTACTTTTTTGTTTTTAATAATAGGAATATTACGACAGTTTTGGAATAGAGAAAAGATAGATATTAGTGAAGTTATGAAAGTTAATGACAAAGACGTTGATATGTTGAAGTTATTGACTATAGGAGATAACGATAGGATTAATAGTATTAGGAGATTTTGTAAAACCATACATATTAAGGAAGATAGTTTAGACAGATCGAAAGATAAATTAACACAAGCGATAGTTAGTGGAGACAAAATTATGTTTCCATATCATTCACCAATAGAAGGAAAAGTTTTAGATATTTACACAACTTGGGATCATTGGTTAAATGGTCACAAGGAAATGGAGAATATTGAAGTTAAATTAGTTAAAAGTTATTTATCTGTCGATATAGCCATATATCGAATTACGAAAGCCATACCTTTGTGGAAATTATGTCACAACATATTTCCACAACAACAACAAAACAACCCTTTGCATTATTTAGTTAATAGTGTAAAAACACAAGAAGTAATTTTAGGATTGAGCGTTGTTCGCAATGATCAAGCCGTTAATTACACAGGATATAGGATAGTAAACAAGAAGAATTTTTTAGGAGTACCATATGAATCACAAGAATTATTTGATATTTCACACAAACCAGGATCAGGATATTTTACAGGAGTATCATCGGAAGGTTTTTGCGGTACTGCTTTATGCAGTACAGACGGAGGAATTGTAGGATTTCACGTTGCAGGTACCCCCGATGAAGTAGGATTTGTAGTAGCACCCCCACAGGATATAGCAGACGATATACGTAGAGTTATGACATCTAGTAGAGATGTTAAGTATGAAATAGACCGAAGAATAGTACCAGGACAATCAGGAGTTAGACTTAGATATGAGACACCAATGGAAGTTAGATACACAGGAGGAGAAAGTAGTTTTGTTAAAACTATTTTCCACCGCGAGTATAATGAAGATATTAAGAATTTAGAAGATAGTATATTTCACCACACCACGAGCAAAACCGTTGCTCCCAAGAAACCACCCGATTTTAAAGCTATGGGGAAACCCGTGACTTTATTGAAGAAAATGGCCTCAAAAACCCTTTCCCACCAAGGAGACGTTACCGATGATGAATTAGCTTATATATTTGAGTGTTTAGAACCGATGATACCTTATTTTGATGATGTAGATGACATGACAGTAGCCTTTGGAGGCGATGGATTGCAACCTTTAAACAAAGATTCCAGTAATGGATATGGATGTTTGAAGAGCAAGTTAGATTATTTTGATTTTGATAATAAGGAGATTAAGGATATAACTAGAGAAGGAATAGAGAGATTTAGGAAAGCAGCA